TCAACCAGACGCTCAAGCGCATGGCCATTCTGCGCCCCGACCTGTTCTCTGACATCGTCGACATTCCGACCGTCGCGGACTCCGCGGTCCAGTCATTGCCTTCTGATGCCATCCGTCTGCTCGACATCTTCCAAGTTAAAAACGGAGCGGCGATCAACGAGGTGGATCGGGAGACGATGAACCGGAACTACCCCAACTGGATGACAGAAGCCTCTGGCACGCCGGTCAACTTCATGCGGCACGTCAAGAACCCGGATCGTTTCTTCCTCTACCCCCGCCCTGCAGCGGGGGTTGTCCTCGTCGGGGAGTACGCCAAGAGCCCAGTGGACTACGCGCTTGGTGATACGATCTCGGTGATCTCGGACGTGTACTTCCCCGTCATCGTGGATGGGGCTGTGTTCTTGGCCCAGTCGATCGACGACGAGCATGTAGATTCCGGCCGGGCTAAGCTGTTCTACGACAGCTTCACTCAGCAACTGGGTGCCACTCTGCAGAGCCGCAAGATAACCGACACGAAGAATGCCGGTATGGACAAGGGTGAGGTGATCTGATGCCAACTCGCGCGTTCACTGACCTCCTGCCTAAAGTCCTGCCCAGCGTGCCGGGGTGCCCCCAGCCCTTGGCGGTTCAGCATATCCGTGACGCAGCGATCCGGGTCTGCGAGCGCACGCTCGTATGGCGCTACACCCAACCGCGGTTCAACCTGCTGCCGGGGGTGCACGAGTACGTTTACGACAAGCCTGTGGACACCGAGGTCCACGTCCTGTTCGATGCGATGGTCAACGACCGACCCCTCAACAAGCTGACGTTGGAGCAGGCACTGTACCAGTACCCCGAGTGGGCTGACCTCTACAGTGGCGAGGACCCGTCTGTACTTTGGAGCCTGACACCGCCCGGCTCGTACAACACCTTCGACTACAACGAGAACCTGTTCAACGACAACGAACCGTTCGTGCTGCCTGAGGCGATCGTGGCTTTGGCGTCCGAGCCGCGGGCTGTGACCCAGCTGACGCCGGACAAGTACATCGTCCTGCCACTGCCGGACGATGAAAAGCCATATGCTGTGCGTATGTTCTATGCGCTCAAGCCGACACGCACTGCGGCTGGCATGGACCAGACAATTCTCAACGACCTTGAAGAAGTTATCGTGCACTCTGCGCTGCAGCATCTGCTCGTCATGCCGGGTGTAGCTTGGAGCGACAGGGAGCTGGCGTCGTACCACGCTAAGCAAGGGCTGTTCACGCTAACTGAGCGTCGGGCCCGTGCCAACCTTGGTAACTATCGGGGGACGATGGTTGCCTCCGCCCCTAAGTTTGCGTGAGGTAGACAATGGCAACGCCCAAGTTCAGCAACAACGCAACGACCACCACGGTGGGACTGCTTAGCAGCACGGCTACAACCATCGTTGTGGCTTCGGGCACCGGAGCGCTCTTCCCGACGTTGGGTGCGAGCGACTATTTCAAGGCGACCCTGCAGGACACCAACAACAACTTCGAGATCGTCAAGGTCACGGCCCGTGCCGACGACACCATGACTGTGGTGCGGGGGCAAGATGGCACTCTGGCGATTCCTTTCCCGGCTAATAGCCGCTTTGAGCTTCGAGTTCTTGCAGGTAATGCGCAAGAGTACCTCGACTCCATCGACTTCCTTTTGCTGTGAGGGCGCCATGCCAGTCATCCTAAAGAACAACGCCTCCAGCACGCTCGCCGCAGCAATCTCCGCATCTGACACTGGCATCGTTGTGGCCGATGGCAGCAAGTTTCCTGCGCTTGGCGCCGGGGATTACTTTTACGCCACGCTGGTGTCGTCTGGCGGCACAACCGAGATCGTCAAGGTCACGGCCCGGGCCAGTAACTCCATGACTGTGGTGCGTGCGCAGGACGGATCGTCGGCTGCCAGTTTTGCGTCTGGTGCGTTGCTTGAGATGCGGGTCAACGCCGCCTCAGTAACAGACCTTGTGGACGAGCACGACCAAGCCGCGGAGATCAGCATCGCTGACGCCGGTAACTACTATACCTCAACCAACGTCGAGGGCGCGTTGCAGGAGGCCATGACGCGGTACGACCTTGCTGCGTCTTCTGGTTCGTCTCTGGTAGGTTATACCCAAGGCGGCACCGGTGCTATCACCCGTACCGTGCAGAACCGCTTGCGTGACTTTGTTTCGTTCAAAGACTTTGGCGCTGTCGGCGATGGCGTTGCAGATGACACTGCGGAAGTTTTGCTGGCGCTCAACAGCGGCGCACGGGTAATCGACGGCGGTGGAAGCACCTATAAACTCACGAGCAACATTGCCCCGAACTCGCAGAACATCGTAGTCCAAAACGCCACCTTTGACATCTCGTCCATCACGACGGGCGGGTCCGCGATTAACTTCGTTGGTACCCAAGCAACTGGGGTGGCCTTGACGGCAAACACGCTGCTCGGGAGCAACGTCGTCACGGTTGGGAACACATCTGGTTTTGTGGCCGAAGACTATGCTTGGCTGGCGAGCAATACAATTTTTGATGTCACTACCAACGTAGTGTTGGGTCAGGTCGTCAAGATTAAGTCTGTAGATAGTGGAACACAATTGACGGTCTATGATGATGTTCTCTATGACTTCACTACGGCTGCCAGTGCATCTATTGCCAGACTAACACCAAAGCGGAACATCACTTTTCGGGGTGTAAGCTTCACCGGGGCCAACACGGGCATCCAGATTGCGGTTGACTTTGATAAATGCGCTGATGTGTTGGTTGACGCTTGCAGCCTTGACTATGTGGACTATGCGCCGATCCTTCTTGATCGAGCCATCAACGCCACCGTGACCAACACGTCAATGCGCTATGCGCGATCTGTTGGCTTGTCCTATGGCATCGCCATTGCAAACGGCTGCTACAACGTCAAGGTTGCCAACTGCTATGGCGAAGATCAACGGCACATGGTTACTATTGGAGACAACGATGGTGTCAACCTTTTCATTAGCGTGACCAACTGTCATGCAGCAGCACAAAGAGACGCTGGCCTTGATAGCCACCCTGCTGGCGACTTCATCTTGTTTGACGGGAACACCATTGAATTGGTTGGGGCGCAAAGCGACGGCATCATCTGTCAAGGTCTCAATGCGGTCATTTCTAACAACATCATCGTTGGGAATGTTGCACTAGGCATCCGGCATCAGTTGCTCCCTGAAATCAATACTGGGTCCAGCGTCATCATTGGAAACAGCATTGAAAATCATGGGCAGACGGCTTCGACGGACACCGCAATTTACGTCGAACAATCTAGCGGCGGTGGCGCTTCTATGGAGAGTGTTGTCATTTCAGGCAACCGCATCGACGGCGTGATTGAGCAAGGCATTTACGTCAACGCCAACACCGGAAACGTAAAGAATGTTACAATTTCTGGCAACGTGCTGACCAGTGATGCGTCTGTCATTGGGTGCTATCTACGTGCAGCGTCTGGATATTCGCTGGAAGACTTCGCCATTACTGGCAACATCTTCAAATCTTCCGGCGTTTCCAACGTCTACTTGCAGGGAACGACCGCGCCTAACATTCTGAATGGCACGATCAGCGGTAACGTCATCAAGGGAGGCACCAACGGTATTCGCATGATCCAGACGCAGAACGTGGTTGAGACTGGCAACTACAACACTGGCGTCACTCGCAAGGTGTTCGTGGATACTGGCTCTAGTAACGTTACAATGGATCGGCGTACTTCGTCCGTGGTGACGGTGACCAACAGCACGTACACTGTGCTGGACCAAGACGAATACCTAATTGCAAACCGCGCTGGAACGATTACGGTAACCCTGCCCGGTGCCGCAACATGGCCCGGTCGAGAGTTGCGGATCAAGACCATCCAAGCGCAGGCGGTCGATAGTGCGTCGTCCAACGTCGCCCCGATTGGCGACTCGGTGGCTGGCACTTCGATCTTGCCTGCGACAGATGGTGCGTGGGCTTTGCTAAAGTCTGACGGCACCAACTGGATTATCATGCAGAGGGGCTGATAGATGGCAAACCGTTATTGGGTCGGCGGCTCTGGAACTTGGAACACCACCAGCACTGCTAACTGGTCAGCAACATCTGGGGGTGCTTCTGGAGCATCTGCTCCCGGCATCGCTGATGTTGTGATCTTCGACGCAAATTCAGGGACTGGCACGATCACCCTTGGCCAAACTGTCAGCGTGTTTCGTGCGACTTGGACTGGATATGCAGGATCGTTTAACCCTTCAACATTTGAAATCAACATTGTCGGAGACGGTGCATCCAGTCTTTGGGCCTCTGGGTCAACTGCAACTTATCTTGCAACCCCGACTGTAAACTTCACATACAGCGGAGCAAACTCTCGCACTGTTGGTCTTGCTGGAACGGCTGCTGGGGAGAGGATCATCAACGCCAATATCACCGCAGGAACTGGTGCGTTCACGCTCTCTGGGACGACCTACATTAACAACTTCAACTGCACGGGATACAGTGGCGCGTTGACGGCGTCTACTCTTGTCATCAACGGAAATTTGACTTTCAGTTCGACCATGACTTTTGTCGCCAGCACCAGCACAATGTCCTTCGCCCAGCCGGGGAGTAAAACGATCACGACAAACGGTGTTACGATTGATCGGCCCCTAAGCTTTCCAGCATCCGCCTCTGGTGGGGTGTGGACTTTTGCCGACGCGCTCACGCAAGGGGCAACGCGCGCATTCAATTGGACCGCCGGAACGATCAAACTAAAAAATGGGGTCACCAGCACTGTGGGCTCTTTTGGGACTTTTGGCACGGGGCAAAAATTCCTGCAATCTTCTGTTGCCGGATCACAGGCAACCTTGTCTCAGGCAAGCGGAACTGTGAACGCAAGCAGATTGACGATCCAAGATATTAAAGCTATCGGCGGTGCAACATGGAACGCGTTTACCAATGATGGTAGCGTTGACGACGGTAACAATGACGGTTGGAATTTTCTAGCCATTACGAGGCCCGTTCTCCGTAGAGTGTTCACCCGCGTATTCCAGCCAATCATCCCATAGGAGATGTACAATGACCACGATCGCAACAGCGAGCATCACTGCTGAGAACACTTTTTCCGACGCCGTGCGGTTGGAGGGTTACTTCAACCTGTCCATCTCAGGCACGTGGGCCGCTACCGTCACGGCGCAGCGCAGCATCGACAACTCGACGTGGGTTGACGTGGACACCTTCGTGTCTAATGTCGAGGAGGTCGGCTTCGAGCCGGAGTTCATGTGGTACCGCGTCGGGGTGAAGACAGGTGCGTTCACTTCTGGTACTGTCGTCGTGCGCCTTGGGCGTGAAGACAAAGATCGACACTAAGGGATAGCCATGACTGCCGAGATGATGCTAAACATCGGACTTTCCACGGCCATCGCTATCTTTGGCTGGGTGCTTAAGAGCCACGTCGATGAGGTAAAGCGCCTGCAAATCCTGTTGAACAGGACACGCGAGGATTATGCCACGCGGGCCGACATGCACGCCGATATCAACCGGGTGCTGACGCGCATCGACAACCTCGACCAGAAGATCGACCGCATTTTGCAGGGGATGAACAAATGAGGCTGGTAATCCTGCTCTTGGTCGCAGGCTGCGGCCCTGTTACTGTGTCGTCAGTGGCCTACACGACGGCCTGTCCGAAAGGTGACCGCCAGTGCGAAATCCGGCAGAACGCGGAAACGCTATACTACATGTCGATGCCAGACGCCGCCAACGCTCTGCTCTGCTCCGACGATACGCGGGA